CTTGCAACACCTACGGCTATTGATATAGTTACTGGATCCATATCCAGATTATATCACACCTTATTTAGGTTTGTTAGTCCTTGCGTTATTTGCAGCCTTTGAAGCAGCAGCTGTATTGATACGATATATATTCACATCGTTTCTATCGTCAGCAATACCTTCTTGTAACTGTTGTCTTTGTTGAGCCAACTCGTAAGCCTGTTGTAGTTTAGCTTGATTGATTTGAAAATCCATCTGATCATTAGTTGTTTTACGTTCTAATTCAGCTGTATCATTCTCTAGCTCTTTCTTTCTAATCTCAACCAAAGGATCTTCTGGTTGTGGAGGCTGAAGGGATGGTATTATCTCATTTAATATCTCACCAACTTGCTGTGCAATAGCTGCATCAACGGCTGCTGGATCCATTTGAGGAACAGGTTGCCCTGACATCTGTGCCGCTTCCATTGATTTTTGAAAAAACGTAGTTACTTGATCACGAGCCATCATACCCACATGTTCTTGCACATGTGCCTGTAACATAATGTACCCTTGTGGGTTTGCTTGTGCAGCAGGAGTGGCTAAGAAAGTAATGTGTGCTCTAACATGAGCTTCATGATCCTGTTGTTGAAACACTTGTAGTGGCATGTTCTTCATACCGTTACCGTTCTCGGTCGCTGGATCAATTGGCTGTGGTTGTTGCTTTTGTGGTAAAAGAGCATCAATATTCTTTATATCCAACGCATCATACATCCTTCTATACGCTTCATGGATGTTATGAATCTCTGGTGCTGCTTGTGCAAGCTGTAATTGCGTTTGTGCAAGCGATAATCGTTGTGCCATAGAGAAAATATTGGGGTCGGATACCGGAAGTATGTCCACACGACCATCAAAATCGGCTTGCATGGTCTCTGGTGGCACATTTCCAACAAAATAAGGGTATGGAACTGGGTTCTCACTAAAAATCTCCGCTAACATACGGAATTCCTGCTTTTGAGCGTAATGTAAACGCTTATGTATAGCAGAAATAATCTTAGAACCTTGTTCAATCAGTGCAACAGTCGTTCCAACCGGTGCATTTGAGTTCATATCGGCTATTTTTGCATCTGCAACCTGTGCAAAACGTCTACCAGAATCAACAACCACACCTAAAAGCTGTGCTAATGTAGCTGATGGCTCTTTGTATGGGAGGGGTATAATAGAATTCTTGAGGTCTCCACCCGGTACATCGATATCCCTAAACTCACCAGGATTAAGAGGCTCATCATCATTACGAATGCGAACACCACGAGCCTTAAAACCAGCCGGAAGATTAGAGAGCGTACCCGCATCAATCAACTGCCTTAGTATAGAAGTCGCTGCACGGGATAAACCCCCGATGGTGTGTAACAATCCAAAACCATAGAAACCAAACCCTGGTAAAAATTTGAAATGCGTAAAATACTGTCTCTTTCTTCTTAATGGGTCTTCTTCTCTAAAGTTTCTAGAAATAGATAACACTTTTCCAGAACTCTGATCAAGGGTGACAATATAAGGCAACATAATACCCGAAGGATTCCCCTCCATATCCGTGTCTTCAAAACCTTCCAGATCCAAATCCATATGGCATTCCAATAAGGTATAAGAGTCATCAGAATAGTTTGGACGTAATCCCAACAGCTCATCAGCACGTTCTTGGATAGCTCCATCGTCTTGACCATCATCCGATTCAGATAATTCAACATCTCTATACACTCCTGCTACTTGTAGTTTACGAATGTCATTATACGACATTCTAACCACATGTGTCACCCTCTCTGCTGTTCTTAAATCAGAAGCCGAGTAGGGAACCACCATATCTTCGGCAGGTACAAATTTAGAAACTGCCCTTTGCTTAGTCTCGTCAAAGTATACTTTTTTAAAGGTGGAACCAGTTAAGGGTAAATAAAATAACATTTGATCAGTGTCAGGATCATACTCTTCCATGATCTCTGTAATTTGGTAATTCATAAAATCTTCAACACGCTGGGCTTGTGCTTCAGTTTCCTTGGTCGGTGTTCCAAGAACCTGGGCTTTTACAGGTCCACCACTTGGTAACATTTCCTTATATGATTGTGATTGAAATTGTGTGACCGCTTCAGATAGTAAGGGGTGCGTTACACCACTGGCCCCCAAAAAAGGTTCACTTCGATCCTCATAGTTTATTCCTAGTAACCCTAGACCCTTGGCAATGGCTTCTTCCCAATCTTCTCTTGATTCCAAATCCTCACGGAACTTGGCTCTAATGTCTGATGAAAGATCTCCCAGAACTGAATCGTCAAGAACCTCTGAAAGATTGGCTGCATGATCATATTCTTCTGCTTCAACTTCAACATCTTCTCCATCAGATAACTCAATGCCTTCTGGTAATAATTCTTGAGTGTCTTCTAATTCAATATCAAGACTATCTTCTTCAGGCATCATTTGACCACCCGCCCCCATTGAGCCTTCTACCATACCTGCTATTTGTCTAGGTTCTATCGCCATTATGTAATCCTTGTTTTTTTACTTTTTGTAGGAAGCATACGATCCGAAAATCGATTGGTAACGCTTTTACCCTTAATTTTTTTTATGGGTTTTTTCTTAGCCATTATTTTTTTCTTTTAATAACTTCAGTTTTAAACTCTACCTTTGAATCTTTTCCTCTTTTACCATCATCTTTACGAAGTCCAGATCCCTCTCTCATATAAAGTTTTTTTGAAGTTTTTAAGTTTTTTGGTCTACTCTTTGGAATAGGAGGTCTACTCTTTGGAACAGGGACAGATACTTTTTTATCTACTTTTTTATCTTTTGGTTTGTTACCCCCCACTAAAGTTAATGCCAAGGCACCTGTTCCAGTTTTCACGGTACCCCTAATTCCTTTGCCTATACTAGTGGATCTATTGCTAATACCCGACAACCCCGGTTTATTAGTTTTTTTATCTTTTGTTAATCTATATTCTTTACCTCTTTTTGGCTGAAGCCTTGCTTTCTTCACAGTAGATATAGCTATATCTTTTGTTGTTTTACCTGTTTTTTTAAGTAGCTCTTTAGCTGTTTTTATTACTTTAGGAAGAATTTTTGAACCAGCTTTAATAGCTACTCCTCCAACAGGAAGAAGCGTACTTCCGGCAGTAACAACATCACTTGCTTTAATTCTTCTTGGGTTTTTTCTATTTTTTTCTTCTATAGCTTGGTTTACATCGGTTTTGGTACCACCTAAACCTTTTGTTTCATTTTGTTTTTTAACAGCTGCTTTAAATTTTTTGTCTTTTTCGCTCATTTTATTCTCCTAGTAGTATTCTCTTGCCCTACGAGGATACCAATCTTCTGGAATTTCCTCACCTTTTAAATCTATAAACCCACCTTGCCTAAAACGCATAACTGCCATTGTCATACTATCACAATAGTCATCATGATCGCCAAAAGGAAAAGATGCAACTTCTTCTATAACATCTTCTGCAAATTTTTCTCCTTCAGGATACCATACTTTTCCCGACTCGAAAATAGGGGACACCATATGCATCCTCATTGTCTTATCTATACCACCTCCACCCTTTCGTCTACCAGGACTAAACGTAGTAACGGGTAGATTTATTTTTCTGAGTTCATCAGCAAGTGGTTGTCCAGAAGCTTTCGCCTCAATTAAAATCATATCGGGTTCCCAGTATTCATTTTGCTCCACAGCGATTTCTTTTAGCTCTGGAAAATTCCAACGACCCTTTGTAGCGTTTAACATTATTATATGCTGGTCGCCATCTTCTCTTGGCTCAAATACACCCCACGTTGTTATAGCGGAATAATCAGCCGATTCTTTTTTACTGTAAGCCGTATCATAAGATTGTATTATATAGTCCAATCTCGGAATTTTTTCATGCTCCCACGTTTGCCACCAGTCCCTCTTTATCATCGCAACAGCTTCTGACGTAGGATTTTGTTGCCACTGTGCATTCCACTTGACCGGGGACAGTGATGCCTTGACCTTTAATAATTCGTCCACGTCCCAAAACTCGGGCCATAAAGCTTTATCATTTGGAAGTATCGCTGGAAATTCAATTACCTCCCATTGATCTGCCATACTGTCCATTGCCATATTTTGAACTAGGCGACCCGTCAAATCTTTTTTAGACCATCTCGTCTGCACAATTATTATGGTACCCCCCGGTTGTAATCTCTGGCGGGGGCCAGAAGTGTACCACTCATATGTGTTATCATAAGCAACCGTGGACAATGCATCTTGTTCCGAGTGCGGATCATCGATGATCAACAAATCGGCACCACGACCAGTCATTGCAGCACCCACCCCGGCTGCAAAATATTCCCCACCAGCACTAGTCTCCCAACGACCTGCAGCTTGGCTATCCGGTTTCAAGTCCGTTTTGGGGAAGATCTCAGCATATATGGGATCGGCAATGAGATCTCGGACCTTCCTACCAAATCTTACAGCAAGTTCCGTGTTCATGGTAGCCTGTATTATTTTTAATTTTGGATTACGTCCCAGGAACCATGAAGGCATTAAATAGGAAGCTAATTCTGATTTTGAATGTCTGGGGGGCATGTTGATTATCAAACGCTTCAAGTTACCCGAAGCAATGTCCTCGAGCTTTTCAGCAATGACCCTATGATGGGTACCCTCTATAAATCCATCATACACATGCTTGGCGTAGTCTAGGAATTTAGATTGGGCTGACTCACGGGTTTCAAGTTTCCTCTGCTGTTGCTCTAGTAACAGGACTTCTTGTAACACCTCTTTGGGCAAAGCTTCATAATTCATTCCGGAATGATAATACATTTGAATGAAAAAATCAATGCTACAACTCATCCCTATTCTTCCGGGCCTCCTCCGTCAATTATTGGGGGTGGGGGGTCAAAAGAAAATGAAACCTATTTTTGGAATTCTATCAGTTACCCCTTTTCCCTTAACCAAGGGCTTTTTGTTCATGGCTCAAGCTTCATTGATGCAATGACAATTTTTCTTGCTTGTTCAATGCAATCTTTTAATGGTGCGATTATCAATGGTTCGGGTTTTGGGGTGCTTGTTGCTTGGCTCATGGCTATTAAATAAGCATCAAACAAAACTAGATCATTGGTCAAGGGTGCATTTTGCAGGATAAAAGAAACACCATTAAATCTATTATAGTTTATATGCCAAGCAATTTGCGACTTCTCAAGCTTAAATGATATATTATCTTTTATTGTCTTATTTCTTTTTATACTTGTTTTAAGCTCAATTAATAACGGGATAGTTTTATATAATAAATACAAATCTGGAAAACCAGAAAAGTTTAAACCATTCTCAATATTTTGAACAAAGCAATCTTTTGGCAAGTTTTGCTTTATGTATTTAGAAAAGTTTTTTTCTAACATTTAAATTAATTCCAAGAAAAATGCCCCGTCAATTTTATTATATATAGAAGATAGTTTAATAAATAAAGTTTAATTTAATTCCAAGAAAAATGCCCTGCCAATCTTACTATATATAGAAGATAAATTAATAGAGGAAATAAACAAAATGCTTAGATGTACAAAATGTAAAGAATTAACACTAGAAGAAGAATTATATTATAATAATGAAATTGAAAAGTTTCCTTTTCAATTCGATCAAGTTCAATTTGAATTTAATAACGATTTCGAGTTTTTATGTGTCGAATGCTACGAAGAAGAAATTAGAAGTGATTATTCAAAAAACATTGAATAAAAGCTATAGTACAAGCCAAAAACGTCAAAACAAAGTTTTATGATAGATCATAGCTTAAATTGTTAATCTCTTCATATAGGGCTTTATGGGCTTTTATAAGTAGTATTAATTATTATGGGAAATTATAAGATTAAATTAGGTGATATAAGAAAAGCATGATATCAATAGTTAACTTTTTAAGAAATAAAAAAATTTAGGGGAATAATACTAATGACTTATAAAAAATATAACGTAACTAAAAAAGATCATTACCAAGAAATTACAAATGCTTTTATTGAATTGTTAGAAACTGAAAAAGGAAATTTTATTAAAACGTGGCAAGCTAACAGTTTAAACGGGCATTATAACTATATTACTAAAAAGGAATATAGAGGAACCAATGTTTTTTCAACGGCTATGAGTACCTTTAAAAACGGCTTTAAATCTAATGAATGGGCAACTTTTAAACAATGGCAATCTAAAGGTTTTAAAGTTGATAAAGGTTCAAAAGCAACTTATATAATATTCTTTAGTAAAGTTGAAATAGAAGATAAAAAAGAAAAAGATAAAAAGTTTATTCCAATTCTTAAAGGTTATCCAATTTTTAATGCAGATCAAACCAATTATAAAGGTACTGAAGAATATTTAAATAACGTGGGGCAACTTGTAAAAGATTTAGAATTTAACGAATTCTCAAATATAAGAATAGATCATTTAATTGATCATACAAAAGTAACTATTAAACATGGTGGAAATTCGGCTTTTTATAGTACTAATTTAGATTTTATTCAAATGCCTAATAAATCAAGCTTTAAAGAGATAGAAAATATTTCTAAAGAAGTGGGTTATTATTCAACTCTATTACATGAGTTAAGCCATTGGTCGGGTAATGAAAAAAGATTAGATAGAAAAATTCAAAATAAATTCGGTTCTAATGCATATGCTTTTGAGGAACTAGTCGCAGAAATATCAAGTGGCTTTTTATGTACTATATTAGAACTTGTTAAACTTCCCACCCCAAACCATGCAAAATATATTAATAATTGGTTGGAGGTTTTAAAGAGTGATAAAAAAGCAATAGTAAAAGCTTTTTCTTTAGCTCAAAAAGCAAGTGATTTTATTTTAGATCATGAAGAAATAAGAGGTATAAAAGAAGTAGCTTAATTTAATACCCCTTTTAAGCCCCTATAATGGGGGCTTAATGGGGGCTTTAAAAAAGCTCATAAGAAACTATAACAATTTTAATTAAGGGGTAACACAATGTTAAAATTTTTAATATTATATTCAAAAGGTTTAATCATCTTAGGATATACAATTGCAGGGCTTTTTATAATTGACCTTGCAGAAACTAAAATAATTGATATGGATTTTATTGATTGGCTTATTTGCTCTATTGGTTCAATATTTATCTTTTTTTCTATATTTTTATTATATGTTTTTAGTTCGATTAAAAGGGGGGTTTAAAATGCAAGTATTAAGATTAGATGAGCAATTAAAAAAATCTAAAGAGAAAAATCAAGAAATAAAATATAAATTTGATGATGCAATAGAAATAATAAAAGATTTTTATATGTTTATGTATGAAGACGAAAACCATTATTTTTTTAAACATCAATTAACAAAAGAATATATAAAAATTCAAAAAGATATCGGAAGTAATTTATTTGTTTGAGTATATGGGAAATTATATTATACTTTGTTTAATACTCTTTTTTAAGCCCTTTAATTGGGGCTTAAATGAAAGTACTAAATAAGACAACTAAAGGGGGTTAATATGTTAATAGAAAAACTAAATTATCATGAAAGTAATTTAAATGGGAAATTATACAAATTTAAAGCAATTGGAACAAATACAACTAAAAATAAGTTTTGTCATGATCGATATATAATAGCATTAGAAAAAAATAGAATTGCTCAAATGATTGTCGATATATGTGGGGTTTGTTATTCTCAAAAAACTTTAAAAGGGTTTAGAAAAAATAATCAAAAAGCATTAGACAAAAATGAAATATTTGCAGAAAAGTTATTAAGTGAAACTGATTTAAAACAAATATTTATAATCCAATCGTTTTATAGATTTGATCATCACGGGGAATTACTAACTGAAAAATGCAATGATAAAGGGGAAGTAATAAAAATATTTCCTAAATTTAACATGATAGAGAATTTTTGTAGAATTGCAGAATATAACCCTCATTGTAGTTTCGCTTTATGGACAAAAAGAAAAGATATAATTTCTAAGTTTTTTAAGAATAGAGTTAAACCAAAAAATTTTATTATTGTTTATTCTAGTTTAACTGTAGATAAGGTTATTTATAAAGTACCTAAATATTTTGATAAGGTATTTAATAACGTGAATAAAGACTATTTAAAAGAAGAACAAAATTGCACGGGTCAAAAATGTATTGAGTGTTTAAGATGCTATAAACATTCTAATAAGCAAGAAGATAATATAATAATAGAAAAAGTGAAATAAAGGGGGCTAAAAATGATTAAGAATTATTTAATTAATAAAGTTAAAAAAGAATATGCATTTATTAAAATGGATTGCTTAGAACAATTTATAAATGAAATTGATTTAAAACATTTTTCAATAATGGAATTACTAACAATCTATAATAAATTACATGGGGAACAAAGTTTAGATAAATTAAATAAAACTTTTGGAAAATTAAAAATTCCGAATGAATTATTTGATTTTAAGACTGAATATAAAAAAGAATTTAAACTAACTACAAAAGAAGTAAAAGAAATTGTTAAGGGGGCTTAAAACAATGAAAATAGATTTATACAAAGAACAATCAATATTTAACCATATTGATTTAAAAATGTTAAAAATAGCTTTAGAAAATTCTATAATGGCACAAAGAGAAAAACTTTTTTTTAATGTTTATTATGAAAACACACTTTTAGAAAAGCTAAATAATTTTGAAGCATTTAAAGAAGCTGAAAAGCAAATTGACGAAGACCCATTTATTATTAAGGGGGCTTAAAATGACTAAAAAACAAATAGCAGAATGTATTATAATATTTTTATTAGGTTTATTTTTTACAATTGGTTTTATTAATCCAGTATCTAAAAAATATACATTTTGGAATTTAATTTATATTACAAAAGATATTTATAAATAATATTTTATTTTCTTTTACTTATGGGATTTTCTGTTAATATAAATTAAATAAATAAAAAGGGGTTTTAAATGATACCGATTAAAAAACAAAAAAATGGCTTTTATAGTTTTGGTAAATATAAAGATTTAACACATTCCGAAGCTACCGAAAAAGCCCGAAAATACCGAATAGTTGCTAAACAAGTAAGACCGAATGAAACAGTTAGAACTTATTAATTTAGGAGAATAAAGTAATGATAAAATTATCAGATAAGTTTCAAGAAGTTGAAATATTTATTGGAGAAAATCTATCTAAGAAATCTAATACAGAAATATTAAAGCAAATAGAAAAAAAGTTTAAGTTTAATATTTTTGTAGATCATGCAAAAGATTTGCTTGAAGAATTTAAAGAAGATATCCGATTAGACCGAAACTCATTATATAAGGTTGACTAGATCAGATGATTAATGTTAAATCAATAATGCAGGATATGGCTAATTCAGGAGCTTATATTTTTGCCCAAGTCGGAAATGATATTTTCCTCCCCCTTATCATTTCCGACAACTTTATAGTCGCCATCAATAAAAGCAGATGGATGTTTTTTCCGAATCTCCGAAAGTCTAGCTATTATTTCTTCTCGGCTAAGACTATCAAGTTGATGAATTACTGTGTTTTGCCTATTGTCAGTTGTAAGACCACCCAAAGCACTTCTTATTTTTTCCGAATTAATCGCAGAGCTAAATTGTCCCACTTCTTCAGCACCCCGACTCAAATCCGAAAGTCTTTTAAGTTGCCCCATAAGAGTGACACCATATTTCTTTTCTCTAATTTCACGGAGTTCTTTAAGATGTTCAGTAACAAGAGGGAAATCTCGACCATTAAGAAGAAGACTAGCATGTTTATTTGCTTGCCCATGAGAATAGCCCGATTGTCTCGCACATTCCGAATTGGAATAAATTCCCTCCATAATGAGTTCACAAAACTTCTTTTGTCTATTTGTCAGAAACTTTTCTTTTGGCATAATAAGTTTACTATAGTGTTTCTACCATATTATTTCAACTTAAAAACAAAAAGAAATGGCTTTGAACAGACTCGTAAGTGTAGAAAGTGTACCATAAGTGTAGAAAACAACTCTATACCTCATAAGGGTTTAAACCCCTTTTCTACACTTTCTACACTTTCTACACCTATATTTGAAAAAAAAATAATTTTAAAAAAATATGGTGGGAACACTATAGTAAAATCTTTTTTGTTGACAATGTATGGGATTAAATTATAAATAATAGGACAAGGGAGGATAATTGTATGAAACAGAAAGAACTACCAATGTACCATGAACCATGTTTCGAGGACATTATAACAAAGAGAACCATTCAATGTTTAAATGAGGGTTATTTCACTAATTGGAATAGTGCTTATTTAGCAATGACTGAATTCTTACAATTTGAAATAAAAACTGAAAGAGAGAAAAAAAATGCAGAACTTTGAAAATCCAATAGACGAGTTAAGAGAAAACTTAATCAAAGCTTTCAAGCCATTTGAAAATTATAGAAAGAAAATGGAAGAGCATTATGAAGAGTTTGGAAGAGCATCTGAAAGACCCCCTTTTGGCGAAGCAGTTTTAGAGATTGAGGGTTTAGTAAACGAAGAAGTCTCAAAGTTGGTTAAGAATAAAGAGCTTGAGTTAGCTCATAAATTAAGAATGTGTATGAAGACTTTGAAAGTTGGTTATTAATATGGATGCTTTATGTAAATTGCATAATATTTATGTTCAATGGGGGTATGCCAATGGCATATCTCCTTTACCTAGTGCTGACGATTTGAGATTTGATTACATTAGTGAGAAGAGAAACAAAGGTCACAAGACTAGATTAACTTCCGATCAATTTGGTTGGTTACTTAGATTCGGTAGAATTTGGGATATTGCTGAAGATCATGAAACTGATAAAGGAAGAACGGATGAAGAAAACATTAGAGATTTATGGGATGATTATCTTATTACAGATAAGAGATCATTCAATGAATATTTTTCTGAAGAACACGGAATTACTTGTGAAGATTCTATTACGTTTAATCAAATGAAAAATTTATGTGAAAAACTTATTGGAGAAAAATAATGAATATAACATTAAAAGAACTACATAATGTAATCGATCATTTAAAACAAAATGATGAGTGGAAAAGTGATATGCAATCAGAATCAGAATATCATGGTGTTCTTATGGGTTTAAATATGATTGTTTCCCACTTTGATAAATTAAAAGTAATGCAAATATTGTATCAGCAGACATTTAAAGTTGATGTAGCAGACACATATAATCAAGAGCATCACAAGTGGGAAGAGAATTATTACACTAATCCCAAGGTCACACATCCGAGTATCAAGATTGATGTACCAATACCCAAAGAATGGGTTTCATCATCTTACTCGAATGATCTTTGTCCAAGTTTTACACATAAAGTCTATCAGATTTTTGTAATGGATGAGCAAACAAGAATAGATGAAGAGTCTTCACATAAATATTCAGTCATGCTCCAAGATGACTATGGTGGAGGTTATGATTCATTAATAACGAGTAATGATTGGTTTGAAGTAATTGAATTTGTAAATAACAATGGGGAGAAAACTAATGCAGATAACTAAAATAGAACTAAAGAATATTTCACACTATGCAAGAGGTTCAGAAGAAACACCTTGCTATAATGCAACAGTCTTTATCAATGGCAGGAAAGCTATTGAGGTTTCAAATGACGGAAGAGGTGGTATGGATTTTCAACATCAATATTCAAACAAAGATAAAGCTATTGTTCGACAAGTCAATGAGTGGTGTATCAAAACTTTTGGCACACGAGAAATAGACTACACTAGTGACGGAGAAAAAGCCTCATTTACAGTTGATCAAGACTTAGAAGATTTTTGTCATAAGAAATTATATGAATGGCTTGATGCTAAAGAGTTGAAGAAAGATTTAAACAAAAAGTTTTTGTTTCTTGATGATAAGGAATCAAAAGAACTTAGGGCATATAAAAAAGTTAAAGGAGAAGATGAAGAACTTTTTCAAAGCTTTTTTAGAGGTAAGCATCAAAAAGGAGTTTTATTAAATAACTTACCTTTTGATGATGCCCTGCAAATATTTAAGGAGTGTGCATAATGATTAAAATTGATAATTGTGTAGTTGTATCAAGAGGAGATGAGAATATTGGTACATTTAAATACATGGATAAATATGATGATGGCGATGATGCTCTATATTTCTTTGATAGTTTTTCTAAAGAATGGGAAGCATACGATTATAGCTTTAACCTTTTAACTAAAAAAGAATTGAAACAACTTATAATTAAGTCAGTTACTTATGTTGAGGAGAAGTTAAATGAAAACTAAAATACCAACAGATGCTTTTGTAGCATTGACAGATGATATAGCTGATTGGTTAATGCTCGTAAGTCTAGGCGACAAGCAATATAAGAGTTTGGTTGTTTATTCAAATGGAGGGGATAGCTTTAATGATGAGGGCTTAGATATGTATATCGAATGGAACAATCAAGTCGAAGAAATGTTATCAACTTATTTTAAAATGGAGGATTGATTATGGATTTAATAAAACTAAATGAGGCAATAAAAGAAAAAGGTGTTCTGAAAGCATTTAAAGATGGTGTAGCAGATGGGTTGCTTTATGGAGTAAGAGATGCCAAGCAACAAGCTGATTATTATTACAAGCAGGGTTATGAGTTTGGTCAAACAATTAGTGAACGGCAAAGAGAAAGATTGGAGGAAGTGTAGATGAAATTTGAACATGAAGAGTTATTTCTTTTAGAAGAGGTTATTGATTATCACTCGGACATTATTTTGAATGACGAAGATGATCATGGAGTAATTCAAGTTAAGAGATTACATGAACTATTAAAATTAATGAGGGAGAAGAAAAATGGGTAGATATTATCATGGAGATATAGACGGAAAGTTTATGGTTGGACGACAGAGTTCAGATGATGCCGATTTCTTTGGAGTGGAGGGAGACGTAAGATTCTTAAATTATTCTTATCAAGAAGAAGATTTACCTAAAGTCGAAAAGGGTATCGAAGAATGTGAGAATGTTTTAGGGAAACATCTAGAACCTATTAATAAGTTTTTCAAAGATAATGAAACATTTGATGCAGAGGAATTAGCTAAGCATTTAAATGTTACTGAAGAAAATGCAAATTTTAATTTAGAATGGTATGCAAGACTTGAACTCGGCAAAGAGATTAGAGATTGCATAAAAGAAAATGATGAATGTAATTTTGAGGCAGAGTTATAATGGGCGAGTATGAGTGTTGGGATTGTAATGAGAAATTCCATTTAGAAGAGCCACCATATGATGGCAGAGAAATATGTGACAAATGCAGGGAGGAATATAAAAATGAAAGCAATTCATAAAGCTAAACAACGATCAAATCAACATAAACGTAAATACGGAAACTCTAAAAAAGGTAATGGTTTTAGATTTTTCGGATGCAGAAAACAAGGATTTAAATCTGTTAAAGGTGGAGCCAGATTATGAACCGAGATCATATAGACCTTTGTTCGGGGATCGGTGGCTTTGCTTTAGGATTCTCGTGGAGTGATTTAGACACCACCCCAAAACTATTCTGTGACACCGATCCTTGGTGTAGAAAAGTATTAGCCAAGAACTTCCCGAATGTACCGATAGCAAATGATGTTAAGGAGATTGCAAATGAGCCAAGACGATTTATTCAAAGAAAACCATTCATCCTCACGGGGGGCTATCCTTGTCAACCTTACTCGGTTGCAGGAAAAAGAGATAAAGAAGACCCTCGTGTCATCTTTCCGTTCATCCATAGAATTGTTGAACAAGTCCGACCCTCTTGGTGCGTTTTCGAGAATGTATATGGACACTTCTCAATGGGACTTGACGAGGTTCTCGTTCAAATGGAAACCATTAATTACGCAACACGGACGTTTATCGTTCCGTCTAGTTCAGTCGGAGCTTTACACAAAAGGGACAGACTCTGGATCGTCTGCAAAGACTTGGGCGACCCCCAACACGATGGATCATCTTCCACCGAGATCGGAGGAGGCAACGAGGAAACTTCAGAACGGACACAGAAAAGGACGGAAACGTCCGAGCAATCTGAGGGAGCAAGTCGATCCCGACACAGTCAAACTATATCCGACACCGAGAGCCTCGGATGTGGAGGGGGGAATGGCGAGCAACGTGGAACTGAACAACGGAAGATTCTCGAGGACGAACAAGGACGGAGTTCGTTGGGGAGTGAAGTTGAGGGATGCAGTCAATCACATGGAAACATTCCCGACACCAAGAGCGAGCGAATACAAAGACTGTGGAGCAGTTGGGAGCAAGAGTCAGATTCACATGGAGAAGAGATCATATCTTTGTGCGAAAGTGAAAGATCCCCAAAAGCCATCTGGAAAATTGAACCCCGAGTGGACAGAGTGGTTGATGGGTTATCCAAAAGGGTGGACAGAATTAAAGGATTAGGCAATGCAATAGTGCCTCAAAATGCTATGATGATAGCTAATGCAATATATAGGAGTTTGTAATGGAAGCAAAGAACAGAGTATATAGACATTATGTGGAAGAACACAAAGTTGATTTATTAGGTATTGATGAATTAGGAATCAATATGATTGAGTGTGCTTTATCGGATTTATTAATTAGATTTCATGAATCCATGAAAGAACTTAAACCAATAGATATAGATGGTACAAAAATCAACTATGATAAAATTAATGAGATGTTAAACATAATTAAAGAAAGACGACTAGAATAATAAAGGAGAAAACTATGGAAGAACCGATAAACGTGCAAGAAACTCAATTAGAACATGAACCTATAATTAAGGAAGAGATTAGTTGGAAAACGGCAGTTTCAAAAGTTGAAGTTGTTCTTAATGATGTCTGTAGAGAATATGAAAAGGATGGTCATCCATACTATGGAGTTACTTTAATGAAACATTGGCGAAGAATACTAAAGGGTTAACTATGATTAGAATAAAAAGAACAAGAGAACAAATAGAGGCAAGTGTAAAAGATAGGTCTTGTTGTTATGTATGTGGGAAAAAACTTAGAACAGTTAGTGTATTAAGAACTTCTGATAAGGCTTGCTCTTTATGTAGAGGACAAGGTAAATCTGAGAAAGCAGGTATAGCAAAAGATCACAAAGACCTAAAGGCTAAAAACATTGCAGCATCTGAAGATGAGATGTCATTTGAGGATGATCCGAGGGCTTTAAAGGAGCAAGACGATCAACGATATATTTCTAAACCGACAGAACAAATATCTTATGGTACATCTGCATTAGTTGATTTAATGTCGCCAAGCACTTACTATTCTAAGCTTTATGGATCGGCAAGGGAGGGAACTCGATATTCATATAGAAAAGGAAAACAAAAAGGAGGTAACAATGTTTGAAGCAATAATTGTTATCTGTTGGGTTGAATTAGGCAAATCAGTTTGTGAAGAAAACCGACCGAAAGAATATTACACTTCTAGTTCTTGTTGGGATAATTATAGTCATCAACGAAGAACATTAAAAAACAAATACAAGATAGAAAAGAAAAGCAATGTTGTGTCATACGGAGGGTGCTTTAAATAGCATTAATTTTAACCAGGAGAAAAAAAATGAAATCAAGTACAAAAAAACAAGTAAAGAAAGCAATCCTAAGTTCAAGAATTTCAGATGCACCTAGAATTAAGGAATTCCATGCTATGCATCCATCCATGTATGCAAATTGTGATTCTTATTATATTGAAACTTATATTAATATTAAAAGAGTTGTTAAAATAAGTGCCACTAGTGAGGAAAGAGCAGGTCAAAGAGCTTTGACTAAAGAAGAAGATTCTAATAGGTGGACTAATGCAGGGTATGAATTCGTTGATTCCGATTTTAATATTGTAGAAGAAAAAGATTATACATTACATAGAAGAAGAACAGACGATCGTAATACTAACTGTAAAAAGATAAATATAATACTAGATTGAGTAGGAGCTTATGAAAATTATAGACAAACTTATAAAACACTACGAGCAAGAAGCAATTGATTTTGCATTAGGAGGTTCTGATGAAGAAGCAGAAAAAGCAAAAAGAATAGCTTCCAAATATACCGAAATGAAATACAATGGGCATACACACTCATTAAGAATGGAGATAAAAGACAAATGGGAAAAGAAGTAGACTATGAATGGCAGAAAGAAACGGACGATAGCATCGCTAGATGTCCCCGATGCCAAGGAGTATTGTCCACAATAAACATACATGGACATGAACAATGTGTCCTTTGTCATAGTATAGTGGATGACTGTTGCCAAGGAGAACAATTAAAATGAATGACAATGTAATAAAATTTCCTTATAAAGTAAAGAAGACCGAACAACCCGTTAAAGTTGTCTGTGAACTTGCTGCGGATTCTTTTGTAGAACTTGTTTTGATTGGAACGACTAAAGATGGTCAAATTCAAATGATAACAACTTTGAAAGATAGTGCCGTTGTTTTATGGGGCTTAGAAAATGCAAAGCTTGCTCTTATGCAAGGATTAGAGGAGGAGGACGAACACTATGAGTAAAAATAATGAAAAAGAAAACATACACCTTGTCGGTGGAGATAACATCATCAAGTTTCCCAAACCACCCCCACTTAGCCGTAGCCGTAGCAAAAAAGATGTGGAATTTGGGTTGGGACTCACAATCCATTTCGAGCCAGATTGGGACACCGATAAAGAAGATTCTACAGATAGCTAGACTTGAAGAATGGAAGAGAGAGAAACGAAATTCTCTTGATGGTTGTGGTAATTATTGGGGACCTTTCTTGACTACGGAAGAATCTTTAGAATTACCCGAATCTGATTTTACGAACACCGATCATCCTGAAGCCGTAAAACCAGAACCACGATATAGAAAGAAATATGTAGAACTTAAATCAGCAAATTCTACATTAGCCTGGATAGAGGAATCGTATAAGTAAAGGGGAAGAGGAAATGAATTTTAAATATAAAACAAAGCCTTATGCTCATCAAGAGGAGGCTTTGAAAAGAAGCTACGATAAAAAAAATTATGCTTATTTCATGGAAATGGGTTGTGGTAAGTCAAAAGTATTATTAGATAATATCACTTGGTTGTATGAAAATAAAAAAATAGATACTGCTATAATTGTAGCACCGAAAGGTGTTTACATGAATTGGAAAAATTCAGAGATACCGACTCATCTACACGATGATGTAAATCCAAATATGTATATATGGAGAGCTTCGGCAAACAAAAAGCAAAAAACCGAATTAGTAGAAGGTGTAAAGAAAAGAGATAACTTTAGAATATTATTAATAAATATAGAATCTTTTGCTACGGCAAAAGCAGTAAAGTATTTAGAGTCTTTTATACATAGAAGTAACTTCCTTTTAGCAATAGATGAATCAACAACTATTAAAAACCCGAAAGCTAAAAGAACTAAAGCCTTAATGAAGTTTGGTCAAAATGCTATATATAAAAGAATACTTACCGGATCGCCCGTTACAAAATCTCCCCTGGACTTATATTCTCAATGCTCTTTTCTAAGTTTCTCTTTATTGGGCTTTGACAACTATTGGGCTTTTCAAGCAAGATATGCAATTATTAAACAACAAAGAATGGGAGCTCATACTTTTCAACAAGTGGTGGGTTTTAAAAATTTAGAAGAGTTAACCGAAAAGCTACAACTATTTTCTTATAGGGTTACAAAAAAAGAAGCCCTGGATTTACCTCCGAAAATATATACCACTAGAGATGTTGAGCTAACATCCGATCAGCACCGACATTATGAAAGCATGAAAAATAGTGCCGTTGCTTTTTTAGAAAATGGTGGTTTGGTTAGTGCTCCCGAAGTCATGACTCGTTTACTTAGACTACAACAATTATTGTGTGGTTATTTAGTTACCGATGACGGAGAGTTAGTTGAAATAGCTAATAATAGAATAAGCACAATGATGGAAATCATAGAAGAGATGGAAGGTAAGATTATTATTTGGTCTAGGTTTAGACATGACATAAAGAAGATTAAAAAAGAATTAAGTAAAACCTATGGATCGGGCACCACAGTTACCTATTATGGAGACACTTCACAAAAGGATAGAGAAGATGCGATCTTTAGATTTCAAAATGATACAACAACTAGATTCTTTGTAGGCAATCCACAAGTTGGTGGAATGGGCATAACATTACATGCTGCCACAAACATGATTTACTATGCGAATGATTTTAATTTAGAAACTAGAATACAGTCCGAAGATAGGGCTCATAGAATGGGGCAACATAAATCTGTTTTGTATGTTGACTTAATATCGCCAAAAACAGTTGATGTTCACATTGTAAAAACATTACTTCAAAAAGAAAAGTTAGCAGGAAAGACACTAGGAGAAGAAGTAAAAGAGTGGTTAAAAATTTAACAATAAGGGGGATAATAATGGCAGACGGAATGAAAATGATAGGACACACGGGAGAATCTTTTACTGTGTTTATTCTAGCAGAAATATTAGGAATACATGGATATAGTGTTAAACACGATGGAGTTGATGTTGTATCAATCGGAGGCGAGGGATTGCCTATTGCACAAAGAATAGAAGTTAAGTCTTCAAAAGATTTAGCGGAGCCTAAAAAATTCTTATTTAGTTATAGCTGTGCAAGAGGTAAAAAACCAAAAAGATGTTATAGGAAAGGGGACTGCGACATAATTGCTTTTGTCTCACTTTTGGACAAATCCATTATATTTAAAGCAGTAGAAGACATACCAATGGTAACTAAAAAAATACATCAAAGAGATTTTAAAACAGAAGGAATAACTGAAAAAACATGGAAAGAAGCTTTACGCAAAAGCTATAAAACAACACAACTTTTGTTGAATGATTTTTTTGATAATGAATAAAAAACTAATTGACCATATACTAAATTATAGGTAATTTAACATAGAAAAGGAGAATAAAATGGGAAACAATGTCAAAGCATTTTTAATAAAAAATGTGCAAGAAGAAGCAGAAGCGATCAAATTTCAGTATAAGGGATTTATTATTACTTTAAACCAGGATGAAGAGAAAGGTGGAGATCTTAACATTTATGTTGACGAGTACATCCCTAAGTCCAAGGATTATAGTCAGGCTCAGATTGCTTCATTTACAGTAGGTAATCATCTAGGTAGATCTGATTGGGAAGACACTTGGTTTATAAATGAGGAAGGAGAATAAAATGGATCCAGATAGATGGAAATCGGTAGCAATTCCTATGAAGACTTGGAAATTGTTAAAAGAAATGGCAGAAAAAAATGATAGATCTATAGGTGGAGAAATATCCCACCTAACTAAGCAACAATATGCATTCTTTTCAGCAAATGCTAATAATTACAAAGAAAAGATTGACAACGAAGAAGCTAGGGTTTAAGACTCTAGTTCCAATACCGAAGGGTATAAACTTTAACGAAGAAGGAGATAACGATGAGTGATGTATTTTCACTGTTTGAAGAAGATGTAGCCAACCCGGATGCATTTAGTAAAGTTAGCGAGGAAGGTACTTCCAAGCTTTCACAACTTATTCGGCAATCTATTGATCTTAATAAGCAAGTCAAGGATGCCGAACAATACCTCAAAGACTTACAATATAAAAAAAGAACTATTGATGAGGAAGACATTCCATCATTAATGGAGGAAATTGGTGTTGAAAGTCTTACTGTTGATGGTAACAAAGTCACTATCGATAAATATGTATCAGCTCGTATACCTGAAGATAGAAAGAGTGAAGCCTATGGTTTTATTCGGTCTATTGGCGAGGGCGATATTATAAAGAACGAAGTTGTTGTCGGTTTTAGTATGGGACAAGACAATGTAGCAGGAGCCGTGGTTGATGATTTACGCAAGCAAGGATTAGACCCTGCCCAAAAAACCCATATACATCCAATGACGTTAAGAACTTGGGCAAAGAATCGAATAGATAATAGTCAAGAAATTGATTTTGATTTATTCGGTATATATGTAGGCAATCGTGCAAAAATAAAAGGAGCAAAATAATGACTAATACAGTCGCAGAAAAGAAGACTACCGAAGTAGCAGTTTCAAATCTTTCATCATTACTTGAGGAAGAGGCAGGGGCAGGACTAGAAAACTTTACAACTGAAGATATGCAGATACCCTTTATAAGGATATTGCAAGCATTGTCTCCTCAGTTAAATAAGCAGGACTCTATGTATATAAAGGGAGCTGAACAAGGAGATGTCTTTAATACAGTTTCTCAAAGTGTGTATAAATCCGATCAAGGTGTTATCGTTGTACCTTGTTTCTTTGAGAAAAAGTTCTTAGAGTTTGGTCTTCGTTCATCTGGTGGTGGTTTTATAAGAGAACTAGCCTCCGATGATAAAGATATAGGTCTTACAACTCGTGAAGGTGCGGCAGAAATGTTGCCATCTGGTAATGAGTTAGTTAGAACTCATCAACATGTTGTTATGGCTATGGATCCCGAAACTAGACAAGGTATCCCTGCTATACTTGATATGAAGAAAACTCAGTTAAAAGTATCTCGTAGATGGAATACTGTAAAGAATGGTATTCGTTTACCTTCGGGAAAACCTATGCCTTTATATGGTACTGCATGGAATGTCCAAACGATTGCAGAAAGCAACGATCAAGGTAGTTGGTATAACTACAAGATCGAAAGGATAACTGAGGTATCAAAAGAAATAGAAACTATGATGCTAGAAGCTAGAACTATGTATCAAAGTTTTAGAAAAGGCGATATTAAAACTGCATCTGCACCTGCTGAAGAAATGCAAAGTGCAAATAAGTCTGACGAAATACCGTTTTAATTTAAATAAAGCCGTGACTACATCCTCCAAGTCACGGCTCTTTTTTGTGTGGAGTGAAGAGTGAATTTATCAGAAGAATTATTAGAAGCCTTTAAAGGTTTCAGTGGTGCTCATGGGCAAACGGATGTTTCTCAAGAACGTACCGCAGGAAAACAAAAAGCAAAATCATTTATAGTAAGAAACCCTCTTACATTACAATTGATGGAAGGTCACATTAGTGGCAAAAAGGGCATCGGTGCTATACCTATTAATGAAGAAAATAAGTGTAGATTTGGTGCTTTAGATATTGATGAATATCCATTAGATCACAATAAATTAATAGATAAGCTAGAGGAATTAAAAGTTCCTTGTATCGTGTGCCGTAGTAAATCGGGTGGGGCACATATATTTTTCTTTTTTAAGGAGTGGATGAATGCAAGCGATTTTAGGGACAAAGCTGCGGAGATTTCTTCGGCACTTGGGCATGGTCGGTGCGAGATATTCCCAAAGCAAGAACAGATTCTTGTCGAAAGGGGGGATGTTGGTAAC